CCTATACCTCGAATCACCGAACGCTGTGCTGGCACGTAAACAGCCGGTATAACGCCAAGCGGGTTTTCTATTTCCTCAACCAGGCGTTCGTTGTCGTTGTTCACTTCGTACAGCTTGATTGATTCGTTAGTCCAAACCCTTATCATTTGGGTTGTATTCGTAGCTGTGTGCCGTATGACTGACTCTCGAACCTTGAAATAAACAAGCTGCTGTCGCCCTGAAGCTGTCCGTTCGTACTTCCAATCAAATACGTTTTCAGGAGTAAATAGGTTCACATAAGGTCTAACGCCCTGCGCCAACTCATCAGCGCGAGTCCCAGCGTTTGATTTCGGCTTGTCTAGAACCAGCCAGGAATGACCGTAAACGCTCGCCCAAATTTGAGCCTCTCGCATAAACGAATCAAATGTGCGGCCATCAAGGTCTGCATCTTTAAGAAAGTTAATAAGCGTTGGGTTGCCGTCTAAGCTGTTGAACTCACGTTTCGGTGCTACACGCCACAGATAGCTGCTGTAAATATGCACAATATTTCGGCAATGGTTGTCTAGAGGCGTCAGGTCAATACGACGCAAGTACTCGGTCTTATCTTCACTTACGTACTTTGTTAAGTACTGGCCATTCCTATACTCATCGCCACCCATATAGCTTCGCAGGAAAAACTCCCAACGATTTGAGTTGTCGTCATAGTCGGGATGCTTGTTTGTGATTAAAACCATTATGTCCACCTAGCAGGTTGTGCTGTAAATTCGTGTCTGCGCTTTATAGGCATTTTACGAACGACAAAATATCCAACCGCGTCGTTCATGTGGTCGAATCCTGTTGATTTGTCCGGCTCACCGTTTTTGTCATAGGCCTGTTGTTCCAACCCAAGAGCAATGTTGGGGCATTTATCAATGTTTATGTAGTATAAGCGATGGCCTTCATTGTTGCAAAGAGCCATATTGACAGCCGCAACCCTGTCTTTTACCCTACCGTTCGCCCTTGGTGCGTTGATAGTGAACCCCGCGTTACGCAATAAAACCAAGTCGCTAGATGCCGCGTTAGTAGTGCTTGTTGCCCCACCGCTTGCGTCTGGGTAAACAATTATTGGGTTGTCTGGGTATCTGTTGCGCAAGGTTCTGATAACGTTCGGCGTGTCCTGGCCTCCGCTTATCTCATCGACTGCGTAAGCATTCCCATCTCTCATTACATGGATTGCAGCCGCCATGTTGTTAACGTTAAAGTCCATCCCTATGTGCAAGGTCTCGCTCTTATTGGCTTCCGACAACGTTCCATTAAGCGCCCTGTCCCAGTTCATGTATACCGAGCCACTGGTCAAGTTAACAAAGTCACCCTCAATATAAGCGCTTAGCAAATGCGTTGGGTATGTTTCGCGCAAAGACTGTATATACCCGTCCGGCAGGTGCGGGTTACTGTATGTCGGCGCTTTTATAAGTTGGTAAGACTCAGTTGGGTTCTTTTTCCACTTTTCATAAACAAACCTAAAGCCCTCGGGTGTCGTACCAACCGCCACGCTATTTATTTTGCCATTGGCTTTCTTTTGCCTGTTACGAGCAATAATCTTATTCCATACATCATTCGCCTTGGCTTTGGGCAGAGTATCAAGCTCATCAATCAAGCTGTCGCCAACTTCATAGCCTACTATTGAATCAGGGTTTTGCATTGTCCTAAATATGACGCTCCGCCCGTTTACTTTCATAAGGTGCTCAGACCTATTAAGCTCATATGGGACGCCTAGGTCGTCAAGAGCCGCCTGGAAACGAGGGTAGGCAATTGTCCGTACTAGCGGGTAATCGGGCAGGTAGTAAGCAATGTCGCCGCCACCATCTTCAAACAACAACCGCAAAGCCCTCAGCACTAATGCGTGCGTCTTACCGGCGCCAAAGCCAGCCACCATTGCTGGGAACCGTCTAGTGCTGTTGGCCAGCGCAGTCTGTGGCTTAGTAGCTCTCGCTGCTATTCGCATCGTCTTCTAATATCTCAAACGAACGGACGTTGTGGTTAATCGTTGCAACCGACTTATCCTCTTTCCAACCCGCTTGAGTCTTTAAGTAAAAGATGGCCGCTGCGATGTTGCCTGCCTGCGCTTGACCAATAAGGTTCTTGGCCACATTACCAATAGCTTTGGCCTTTCCTCTTTTATATGCCTCCAAAACTTCAGGTTGACGACTTTCTACCTCGCGCAGAGTGTTCTCGCCAATACTAAAGTAATCAGCCATTTGCCCTTTAGACAATACAGCGGCAAGCGCTTCTACCTGCGCCACCTGTGTGGTATCGAACACTACTATTGGGCGTCCTCCACCATCGCCTTGGTTTCCTATCTTAGCCATGCGCAACCCCCGTAAACAACTCTCCAGTCACTTCGTGAACGGCTTGCTTGCCCGTAAACTCTTGCCAGCGTTTGACTATGACATCACAGTATTTAGGGTCGAGTTCCATCAAGCGAGCATAGCGTGCATTCTTTTCTGCTGCTATCAATGTTGAGCCAGAGCCGCCGAAGCAGTCGTGAACAACATCGCCAGATTTGCTGCTGTTTAGCAACGCCTTCTCAATCAACTCCACCGGCTTTTGTGTTGGATGTACATACTTTCCGGTCGCTCCCCTGCTTAAATACCAAACATCGGACTGCGACTTGTCTCCGTACCAAGAGCCACCCTTAACGTAAAAAATGAACTCATGCTGCGGCCGATAATTTGAATTTCCAAGACCAATGGACTTTTTATCCCATACGATGCAGGCACTAGCATCCAATCCTACGCCCTCCATGGCGGATTCAAACTCTGAATAGGTGCGCCATGGAAAGCATACATAAAAAGCAGAGCCATCTTTAGCGCAAGCCTTAGCAGATGATAGCGCTTCAGCAATCATTTGGATTAAATTTTGGCCGCGGAGTTCGTCTCCAATAATCATGCCATGCGCCTTGACGAGAGCGCCTTTCTTTGTGCTACCTGCCGCCCTGCCTCCCCCATAACTCATGCCGTAAGGCGGGTCAGTAAAGATTAAATCAGCCTTTTGACCATCCATCAACTTTTCAACCGCATCAATGCTGGTGCTATCACCGCACATCAGCCTGTGGTTGCCAAGTATCCAAACATCGCCTTCAACGGTTACGGGTGTTTCTGGGGCTTCTGGGACGTCATCCTCGTCGGTTAACCCATCTACCTGTTCAGGCTCCAATAGGTTTGCCAACTCATCAGCATCAAAGCCGATTAAGGATAAATCAAAGTCCAGGTCTTTTAACTCTGTCAATTCGACTTTAAGCATCTCATCGTCCCACCCAGCGTTTAACGCCAGCTTGTTGTCGGCAATGATGTAGGCTTTCTTTTGAGCGTCCGTGAGGTTTCTTAGCCGTATGCATGGCACTTCGTCCAGCCCCAGCTTACGTGCCGCCATAGTACGGCCGTGGCCAGCAATGATGCCGCCCTCTGCGTCTATCAATATAGGGTTTGTGAATCCGAACTCGCGTATGCTTGCGGCTATTTGCGCGACTTGCGCGTCTGAGTGCGTTCTGCTGTTCCTAGCATAAGGAATTAGCGTTTCAAGAGCAATATATTCTAAATTGTTCCCGACTTTATCCATTGTCGTCATGGGTTCTCCATTGGTAAATCCAAAGTGAAACCATCATACCAAAAAAAAGACCACTGCGTTAGTGGTCTAAAGTCGCTACAAACGACTAGGAGAAAGAGCCTTCATTGTAGCCTCTCTTTGTTCAGCCGTCTAGCCTCTGCGTTGTAGTGCCTGGCAATCTCAACCAGGCCTTCTTTGGCGTACTTCCTCAGCGTGCTGTCAGATTCGAGTAAGTTTAGCTGGCGTTCACCGATTCTGTCTATCAGCCGCTTGCGATACTCGACAACGTTCCCGCCAAGCCAGTTATTGCAATGCTTGCATTGACCATGCACGTTGTCCTCGACAAACCTCATGTGCGGAGCTGAACCAACCGACCTGTAATGTCCTGCGTCAAATGTGTTTGGCGTGCCTCCTAGAGGCTTGTCACACGATACGCATGGCTTGCCTGTATCTCTAGCTCGGATGTACGAATTAAACGCAGCCTGCGCCTTCTTGACCAGTTGCGGCTTGGTTTGCAGTGCATCCAGCTTTAATTTTGTTTCTTGCTTGTCTTTCTTGACTTTAACCGCTTTGACCAACTGCATAGCGCAAGATGGGCTGCAACATGTCTGTAGCGGTCTGGCTGGTTGAAAAGTATCTTTGCAAACCTTGCACTTCTTTGTTTTCATTCGTTCACCTCAAAACCTTTGTCTGTTGCCCAGCAAATTAGCCACTCTGTGAACTCGCTTGCGTCTGCCTTATTGAATTTGCGCGACTGCAAGCCCAATTGAACCACCCTTTGGCCATCTAAGCTGGGCGCCACCTTACCTGCTGACCTGCCAGTCTCGCTTGCCCACTGGTCAATCAAAAACCGTTTCCAGCTTTCGCCATCCCACTTAGCGCCCGCATGGTTTGCCTGCTTTGCAATATGGCCAATAATTGCGTGGTACATCTCATTTTGTGGCTGGCTGCGAGTCTCGCTTGTGACTTCCAAAGTAAATTTCTTACCCCCCATAAAGTGGGGCTTCATCTTTTGATAAATGTCCGTTACCACCTGGTGCGCCTGTTGCGCATTGTGCAGCGTTATTTTCATTTTCTGTTCTTCTCCAATGTCATTAGCGCCCTTATATCATCCGCGTACTTTTGTCCGTATTTTTTAGCCAAGTTACCCATCACACTTCTAAACCACTCTGGCGCTTTTTCAGCTTGCCACTTGTAGCTGTACACCAACTCGCGAGCCAAACCCTCGTCAGCGGCCTGTTGCGACCTTTTAGACTCAATGCTTTGTTGCACTCGGCGCTCGGCTTGCTCTTTCTTTGTGCCCCAGGGTATTAAAGACAACGCTTTTGCTTTTCTGTAAGTTTTGAATTGACTTTAAGTTGATGGACATTTTGTATTCCATCGCCATTTAAATTCTTTGACCTTGCCTTGCCACCAACCGTTCCAGCTCTCGAACGTCTAAAACTGGTGTCATCGCTAATAATACTTTTCCCAATAAACATTGTGAAAGCATTTGGTATTGATTCTTTTTTCATATAGCAAGCCATAAATTGAGTGTAATTAATCCGCAAGTGACAAGCCCTACTGCAAACAGTATTACAGCAACAACCGATAGTTTTACTAAAACATTGCGCCAGCGTTGCGGGTTTTGATGCTGGTAATTGATGTATGGCTCTGCATCAATCGGTACTTGACTTGCCCTAACTCGCCGTTGTAGCCAAGCGTTTGTGCGTCTAATTTCTTTTTCTGCGTTCATTTTTTTCTCCTAGGGTATTTATAAAAAACGTGAAAACCAATTACCTCTGTCATCTCAAGCCTGCTCGCCCACTTTGGATAAACGGCCAGGGTATGGTAGTGCGTTGACCTTCGCGTGTTGTCCCTTAGCCGCCCCGACATTGCCCTAGCAACGACCCGTTGCACCTTCTCTGTGTACGCCACCAGCCTGGGGTTCCGAGCTCTGTAATCGTTTGCCCAACTAAACTGCTTGCTTTGATACACAACCCTGCAAATTGAGTTTGGCCAGCGCTTACTTGCGACCCTGTTTAAGACCACCGAGGCCACAGCTCTGATGCCAGCCAGGCTCTCTCCCCTTGCCTCATAGTGCAAATTATCAGCCAGACACTTGGCTTGTGGCGAGTACGGCACAGCCAATGCCGATGCCGGTAGCATCAACACGGCCAGTAGTAGCTTAAACACTGCCCCTTGCACGTATGGCTTTGGCGCACCAAGTCGCCAGAACATCCTCGCGCCCGTATTCAGCGTCAATGTCGTCACACACCTTTGCACACGCCTCTCGCTCTGCCTTGACCACATCTTCAATGCACACTTGCCACAACTGTGAATGCTTGTTGTTGTAGTCTTCCACTACGAGCTTGGCGAAGCTCTCAATCTCCTCATCAAAACATTCCCACCAATCACTTTCGCCGACCACTGATTCCGACCGCAGCATGAATCCAGCCTTCCGCGACATTGCAATAACTTCTTCTTTGGTCATGTCCTCATCTCCCGTTCAATAGCAAGCAAAAACTGCTCTGCTTGCTTGAGCAGCCACAGCACATCCGGCCTATGTGTTCCAGTCGACGCAAAATACAATGAGCCGTCAGCTTCATAGCCAACAATCACCACCTCTTTTAGCATTCCCACTGCTCCAGTCAATACCGCGTCTGGGTCAAGGTCAAGGCGCGTCTCGCCTGCTTCTAGGCCAATGGGGAAGTCAATTAACTTAGCCATTGTTCTTCTCATGTTGCTTAGCATCTACGCAGTCTTTGCAAATAAACTTGCGAAACGTTCCAATAAACCGAATGCTTCCGCCTTTTAAGTATTTATCCTTTTGACACCTGAGGCACATTTGCGGCCTGGAGTGCATATAACGCTCATGTTTCGTCTTTGCTGATAACGCATCAGCGTTTTCTTTAGCGGGTGAAAAACTCCTAAATCCATTGCTCATTTTGATTTCTCCTTGTCATTTATAACTTTTGCCTTCTTCGACCTCAGTACATCTCGGACAATCCGCTGCGACCTGTCTAACTCACCCACCGTCACGATTTCTAATTGCTCGTCGTGTAATTGCATTGCCTCGTCCAGGGTTTGCATCTCAACACCCTTCAAGATGTAGTGGTCTGTCCTCATACCGCGTTTGCAGACCTCCAGAAGGGCGTCTAAACCGTTTTTCGCAACAAAAGCATACTCAGTACCAAACCCCATGAGAACGAGCGCCTCGCACGTGTTTAAAGCGCTTATCAGTACATCCAGCTCTTTTCGTCTTGCCTCACCTTTGACAAGCATTGCCAGGGCATTGTGGTTCTTCAACTTCAGGGTCAACAGAGAGCCTTCGTGCTTTGCAACCGGTGTAATGCTTTCAATCACAAAAGCCAACGGGTTGACTAAGACAGGTTTAGGCTTGTATTTGCTTTGTTTTTTCATATTCTTCCTCTGTAAGCTCACTAATAATGTACAACGCTTGGTTGATTATGAATACAGGGTAATCCCTACCTTCACGCACCAAATCAAGTATTTTTCTTGCTGTGTAATAGTTCATGCTTTCCTCAATACTGCGTTGATTTTTGCCCTTATGTCTGCAGGCATAGGCACAGCCGTTTTGCGGTCAAGCTCTATCTGCCTCAAAGCTGAATCGTATGAAGGTGAAATTGCAACAGTATTCCTCACAACGTCAGCAGATTGCTGTGCAAAAGATTGCTTTTCAACTTTCTGACTTCTAACCCAGTTTCGCCAAGTCGCGTTCCAGTCTAGCTTGACACCCTTGCCGCCAGCTACCGAATTCCAGTAGTCCGTGAACTCTGCAAAAACTTTGCGTAAATCAAGGTCTGGCCGCTCTGTCTTTGACCACTCGGCAAGTTCAGAATCAGGCTTCCAGTTTGCTGGCAACCGCGCACCGCGTGTTGCTGTCTTATCTTTGGTTAATAGTTTATGGTTTGTAGTTAGTGGTTTGTGGTTAGGGTTATTTTGGCTTTCGTCTGGGTTCCCAGCAATAACCGACTGGGTTTTCTTCGGCCTACCGCCTAGCTTCCCGTTGGTGCGATTTTTATCAGCTTGGCCGTGATACTCATTAATTTCCAACCTAATCCGTGTTTGCGAGTATCCCTCATCGCCCTTAGCAAAGAAGTCTGACAACACATTCAGCAATGATGTTTCATGCTCAGAACCGAGTCGTAACCGCCGCATAACCACTTGGGTTTCAAGTGGTATTGGTTGCTCATCTAAGTACTGCCAATCAATTAGCTGGCGATAGATGCCATGCTCAATTGTTGTGAGGTGGCCGGTATCCTTGCGATAGTCGGCGATGTTGAACTTGTAATAGTGCATAAAGCATTTCCGCGTAATTCCCAGAAAAGAAACGACAGCAGGCGGGGAATTCGCTTTTCGGTCTGCTCATGACTTCAGACCTAGCTGGGTTTCAAAATATTATACGTTAGTCACTGCAACCGACTGGGTAAAGCTCTGAAATAAGTTTGTACCGCGCAGTTGTCGCATCAGAAATGACAGCGTGCAGCCAATGGATGGCCGCTTCATCTGTAGTGGGCTTGCGGCTCAGTAGCGCCTCAAGGTCTTCAATGTAGTTTTCTAATGTAGTCATGCTCAATTGTGAGCGCGGAAAATTGTTTTGGTAAATAGGGGTAAACACCTAGATAAAACGTGTTTTTTCTGCGTTAAAATAACCTCGTCAGCAACACAAACAGGAGTTAGAAATGACCTTTAATTTTCATTCATGCGGTTTAGATTATGGCAACTACGAAGGCCGTGACAAAGCCCAGGCACAAGACGCTTTTGCCTCATGTGCAGGATATCAATCATGGTCTGCGATGGCTGAGCAGGCTGAGGAGTTTGGTGGCAACAATGTTGAGGTAGTTGAGGTATGAAACAACTTTATTCGGTAAACCACCAGGGCGCTGTAAAAATAGCCGCCTTGGTCAGCAAGTTAAGCGACGAGTACATCGACGCGATGCTAGACCTTGAAGAAAAGATGGAGTCTGGCAATCAGACTACCATCTTAATTCACGGCCAAGAGTTGACGCTTGGCGCTGAGGACTTTGACGAAATCAAAATCGCATACTAGGAGAAAATATCATGCAAAAAATAGCACAGGCTTTTGTAGCCGCAAAACGCGAGTTTAGTCCTGCATTAAAGGATAAAACAAACCCGCACTTCCGCACCAAATACGCTGACTTAGGCGCTTGCTTAGATGCTGTTAACGACTCGCTGCTAGCCAACGGCATCGCGCTGTACCAGGAGACCAGCGAAGACAGCACCGGCGTGACAGTTGAGACTGTTTTCTTGCATGAATCAGGCGAGACGTTTCGCGGCGGCAAGCTGCACGTGCCTGCTAGCAAGCAAGACCCGCAGGGTTACGGCTCAGCACTTACATATGCCAGACGCTACTCAGTTATGGCGGCTTGCGGCATAGCGGCAGAGGATGACGATGGTAATGCGGCAGCCAAGGCGAAAGCAGCAGCGGAAGCAAAGGTAGCAGCGGAAGCAAAGTTGGCTCGCAAATCTGTAAATCAAATCAGCGAACAAGATTTAAATATAGCTCTTAACAGCGTTGCACACGCTCAGACGCTAGACGACCTAAAGAGCGTTTACACAGAGGCAATTAAGTTTTGTGGCTCAGACGATGCAGCCAAGGCTCACGTTATTGCGTCAAAGAACCAACGCAAAGAGGAGTTGTCAGCATGATCGAACAAGGCACGCCAGAATGGTTTGCGACCCGAATTGGTCAAGTTACCGCCAGCCGTGTAGCTGACCTCATGGCCAAAACCAAGTCGGGTTACTCAGCCAGCCGTGACAACTACATGGCGCAATTAGTGTGTGAGTTAGTTACCGGCCAGCGCGAGGAGTCTTACAGCAACGCATCTATGGCATGGGGTAATGAGCAAGAACCTTTTGCACGCGCAGCATACGAGGCCAAGGCGAACGTTTTGGTTGACGAAGTAGGGTTCATACTCCATCCGACAATTGCAGGCTGTGGAGCTTCACCTGATGGACTGGTGGGTGACAGTGGCTTGGTTGAGATTAAGTGCCCAAACACCAACACCGCACTAGAGGCTTGGTTGAGGTGGGCAGACGAGAAGAATCCGGTAGCTAGCAAGTACAACGTTCAAATGCAGATGCAGATGGCTTGCACTAAGCGCAAATGGTGCGACTACGTTATTTACGACCCGCGAATGCCCGAAAAAGCTCAGTTGTTGGTTGTGCGCGTAGACCGCGACGATGCTTTTATTGCAGAGATGGAGTTGGAAATAACACGGTTTATTGAGGAGTTAAACAAAAAAGTAGTCAAGCTAAAAGCTGCAATGGAGGCGTTATGACCGCAATTTATCAAATCCAAAAATATTTAATGTCTGGCAAGTCAATAACATCGTTGCAGGCTTTAAATAAATACGGCTGTTTTAGACTGGCTGCTGCGATTCATAAGTTACGCAAAAATGGAATGGCAATAAAGACAGAATACGTCACACAAAACGGCAAAACGTTTGCAAAATATTTTTTAACCACCAAGGAATAATCAAATGGCATATGAACAACGCGACAACTCAGGCTCATTATTTAAGAATGACCGCAAAGAAAAAGACAACCACCCAGACTACAAAGGCACTTGCATGGTGGGTGGCGTAGAAATGTGGATGAGCGCATGGCTAAAGACCGGCGCAAACGGCACAAAGTTTATGTCGTTCAGCTTCCAGCCCAAAGAACAACAGCAAGCGCCAGCACGTCAAACACTACCACGTCAAACACCACAAGCAGAACCAATGCTTGATGATGATTTGCCGTTTTAAAGGGCCAATATGTGGCCGTACATATTTGCCGCTTGGATAATATCCGCTTGGCTAACACACATCATCACCTGCTTGCTAACTGGCTCATGGGGCTTTTTAATAGCAGGCGCGCTGTTGTTCCCAATCGCCTGGGTACACGGCACGCTAATCTGGTTTCAATAGGAGTAAATAATGGAAAAAGAACTTAAAGAGTACGTCAGCTTGCGCGTACCAAAGCCACTGCACACCAAGCTGGTTTCCCTGGCAAAGCAAAATGAGCGCTCGTTGACTGCGCAAATCGTGTTTTTGCTCAAAAAAGCAATAGGGTAAACACCTAAAAAAATAACTTAATAAACCTCCTGTTTGGCCTGTCTTTGTGTATAAAATAAACACATACCAACCAAACAGGAGAAAGCAAAATGGCAAACATTATCACAACACTTACCGAGCGCATTGAAGACTACCGCAAAGAAAACAAGCAGCCCTGCAAAAACTACGGCTCACAAGCTGCCGCTGAAAAAGCCACGCTTAATATTGCTACCAAAGCAGCTACAAACTTTACAGTGCCAAATGAGGAAATCAAGCCAGCCAGCTACGTTGTGTTTTTTAATGAGGCGTGGGAACGCTGGGTTGGTGCTGTAGACATGAGCGAGCTAATTCGCCGCCCAACTAGCACCGGTGGATACCTTGGCGTGTGTGCCGGCTTTTTTACATACTAAACAAACGAGGCTACGGCCTCACTAGGAGAAAAAAATGGATTTTGAAAGCCAAGATAAATACGAGGAATTCTTAGAAGCTCAACAAGAGCGTGACGACTGGGAAAGTGAGCAACATGACGTTGAGAAAGACCGAAATGAGCAATAAATTTTTAGCCAGCATTGGCTTATCTTCTTACACCGAACTTTTTTTCGTTGTCGCTGTATCAATTGCCGTTGCATACGGCCTGCTTTTGGAGTTGAGCAAATGAGTACCAATGGAAATGTAAACACGCACCGCTACACGGGCGACTTTAAATCCACGCTTGAGCCACGGGACTTTAGCTCAACTCCTGTTCGCGCAGGTAGCGAAGAAAACCTAGCGTTTCCATCTCGCGTGGGTAGGTGGTTGTTTTACCGTGATGGCCGCAAGGTGCTTGTGAAATGATTTACAACACAGGAAAAGTGCTAATTGGCCTGCACTACAAGCCACCAGTACGTCAGTATATTGGCCGTGACATGATGCTCTTGCAAAGGGCGTTATTGGCCAAGCCTAAGACCGCGTGGCAACGTTTGACTGAATGGCTGGAAGCATGACGCCATTGGGACACGGCGTGATGATTAAGCGTGTAATTGCCACGCTTGAAGAATTTGGTGAGTTGTCAGGCGCTGAAGTTGCAGAAATATTAGACGTGACGAGGTTTGATGCTCATGCCGCTTTGAGTAAGCTAAAAAGACGAACAAATGACGGGTTAAAGAGAGCGCATATTGTTAGATATGTATATGACAATGAAGGCGATAGACGCTATCCTAGACCCGTCTACCGGCTTGGTGATGACACATGTAGAGCCAAGCCAAAGTCCAACGCTAAAGCTATTGCAAAGAAATACCGAGATAGCAAAAAAAGGCGGATGCAAGGCACGACCGTGTTTAACTTAGGTTCAAGGCTTATAGATTGTGGCGCAAGATGAAATGCCCAGAATGCGGGGTTTGGGCGGCTGTTAAAGAGACTCGCCAGCGGGCAAACGGGTCTACATACAGGCGTTACGTGTGCGCCAACGGTCACCTCTTTTCAACAAAAGAACTGGTCGTTGCAAGTCGGTCAAAGAATCCCGTTGGAGTACTGAGTCCGGCCGTTAACCCGACGCGCAGTAAGAGTCTGGCACTTTAGGTCTGCCGCGTCATAAGAACAGTGAACCCATCCTGAATCCGGCTCGCCATTGTAGAACTCAAGTATCAGTTGGGTATAAGTTAGCGAGTCTCGGATGTATATAGCTAACTCGCGGTTATCCATGCCAAGCGCCTCAAAATCGGCTGCGTACCCAAAACAGTGATGCGAGGTAGCGCTTCCACCGATTGCTTTATTTACCTCCGGCGAACGGTAGCCGCTTGTAACAATGACTGGGCCGAACTTGTCGCGCAAGGGTTGCAGGATGTTGTCAGTCAATGCTTGCAGCTTTTCAATAACAAGCGCTGATGGGGTGTTAAATATGCCGTTGCGAGTGCCAGTCTCGCTTTTTGTGAGTTCGTTAAGAGAGAAGTTTGCCGACAGCTTCATATAAATTCGTCTTTCTTTATTTCTATGCAGACAAGTTTAAAACTTGCAACATCCAGGTCTGTGGCCAGCTTTTGTCTGACCGCGTAATTCGTCGCCTCGCACTGGCTGGCTGTCGCTGTTAAGCTGCCGTTGGCAAACCCGCAATTGCCGCCACTGAGACAAATAAAAACAACAGGTAGCCAAAACGACATAACGTACTCCAGATTATTTCTTTGCTTTCATGTCAATGATTTTTTCAAGCGTTCTGCCGCCAAAATAAAACGACATTATTAGCATGCCCCATTGGCCAAGAAGCTCAATATAGGCTGAATTTGCGTCAAGACCAAAAGCCGACATCATGGCGAACGTGAAATAGCCCACTAGGATGGCCAGGAGGGTCATAGGGCGTATATTCTTTGACAGCCAACTGTCACTACCCATATCGGCTTTCAGGCGCTCTGTGAGGTTCCCTTGCTCTGTCTTGTAGAGGTCGGTTTCGTTGGCCATCTTTGCTAAATCGCCGCTTTGCACAAGTGCGGCCAGTTCTAGCTGCGCATTAGCCTTAGCCGTTGGGTCGGGAATAAGTTTGTCAATCAGCTTGCCGCCAATTTCAAGTAGTCCAGCTAGTGCAATCATTTTTTCGGTGGCTTTTTGTTTTTGGCTTTTCGCATATTGCGAACTGGTAGTGGTCTAGTCATTAGAATCGCCCTTTTGTTTAAGTATAAAAAGATAAGGTTAAAGTAAAGAATTTAGCAACCATAATAATTAGATTATTCATCTCAAGTCAATACGCCCTCAATCACCATCCCAACTGAAGAAGTGTTGCTTACAGTTGTTGTACCTGTTCCTAGCAACGTCAAAGAAAATGCTGGAGGTTTGGTCGTGTTCATAGAATTAGTAGGCCATTAAAAAGTCCCCTTTTTTACTATTACCCAAATAAGGCCAACCACAACCACAAGACCTGTTAGTACGGCTATGCCAATCAGTATGCCGTTTACCCAGCCCCAGAGCTTCTGCCTGCGTTTGTATATTGCTAAGGACTTGTTACGTACCTCTTGCTCACGCTCACGTTTTTTTAAAGACTGATATTGCAGAAAATCATCGTATAGTCCTGGGCGCCCTGAGTAGATAAGCATCTCTTTTAACTCAGCCTCCGCCTCACGTAAAGATTCCATCGCCCAAAAAGCATCTGAATCACTGCCCTTGCTTGATGCCTTTTTTGCAATCTCAGCCTTTAAACCAAAATACTCACCTAGTTGTGATGCACATGCAGCTAATTCAGAACCATTTTTTAGCGCTGTTTTTACCGCCGCAAAGCAAGCATTAGCAACCGCTAATTCAGCCAGCATTACCTAAAGTGACCTAAAGCCCAGGCAAGAGCGCCACCCAACATAGATGCGATTGTCATGCCCATCCAAAAACCACCACGCCCTTTGTTGGCCAAAGCAAGCAGCTCTTTAATGTCTGTGTCCATCGACTCCACTTTAGTTGTCAAGTTCTCAACTTGAGCAATCAAACGGCCGTATTGCACTGGGTCGATGTTTTCCATCAAATATGGTCTCCGCTAGGGTCGTAAGGGTCTAACAAAGGTTCAAACCACACTGCTACAGCTTTGCGCCATCCAGTGCTTGTTGCGTTGTGACGCTTTAAACGAGCAGTTACCGTTATTTCTTTAGGCCACTCAAGCAGTATCAACGTTAAAACCATTGCGTTGATTATAAAGTCAACCAGCCACCCCGCAAGCAAAATCGGGTAACCAAACACCATCGCAGTCTTGGTCATCATGCCAGCATCCTTGGCCCTTTTCAGGTTCATCACTGCAAGGTAGAACACCCAGAGAATGTAGAAGCCAAGGGCGCTAGCTGCGATGTACCAGCCGCCAAGCGCTAGATAAGTCATTTAGGATACTTAGCCTTTACTGCCAGACATTCATCAATGTATGCCACCTCTATTAGGCGCTCGTATATCTCAACATGTGTTACTTCTTCTGTCATAACACATCAGCCAGGATTGGTTCGTTGCCCTCAGCCAGCCACTTCAGATACTCTTGGTAGTCGGTGTTGGCAGGGTCGAAGGGGATAAAGGCGTTGTCTGCGAGGCGAATTACAGTTTGCATGTTTGTAGACATAGGTAATTTATATAGTTTATACATTTTATAACTCCGCACTCACTGAAATAAAGGAATCACCGATAGTTCCCGTCCGTATTAAACACCCTCCCCCACTGGTTAAACCAGTAGTGGTGGCAGCTAGTTGAGCAGAAAAAGGCGTTAACTGATCAAAGGCTAAAGTTGCTGAATTTACTCCAGTTCCAACAGTTTCAAAATTACCATTAGAGGTTATTGTTGCCGTTGCCCTTAATGGAGGAGACCAAGTAAAAGAACATATACCCAGTCCTGCGGCATAGGCCACCCCTGCCGCCCAACAATTATCTTGGTTCACTCCTTGAAATTTCTGAAAATACCTCTGACACAACGCCAACTCCTGCCCATACTGCCTATGCTCAAAAGGGGTTGCTACTGAGCCTTCTTCTAGTTGTACTTCGGTGACATTAACAAAGTTATTTATTGTCTTAGCCCATTGAGTACTGGAGGTTGAGACAAATAAACTACCTGCTTGCCACGAACCTGTGGTGGCTGTTCTAAAGTCTGCTTCGTTGTTAGTACCTATTAAAAGCATAATTCCAACACCAGTACCATTCGTTACTATAGTTGCAGCCTCAAACGGAATAACCACATAAACACTATTTGTACCAGATGTAACAGCAACGTCCACTACATAACTTCGTGAGAAGTCAGACTTTCTAATAGATATTGCTAAATTGCCTGTCCAATTAGTTTCAACTTTAAATGATACAGTTACATTTTTACTGTTTAAATTAAATATATCTTGTGCTTCTGCCTGATAGACCACGGGAGTCATATACGCAGATGTCGTTAAGGTAGTAAGAGCAGCAGTAGCGGTTAATTTAAGACTATAAGAGTTACCCAAGGTTGAGCGTTGCCCTGTCATAGTTCCTGTACCTGTCTGATTATCAGACCTAAACCTATCAACAACAAAATGACTTGTTACAGTAACAGCAGCCCCAGCATTCCTCTGGTCAATCCGCATATCACCGTTAATAATCCTATTCCTACCTGCCATGTTGCTGACAGTAGGCGTGAACCCGTTGATGGTCGTAGTAGCACCACCGCTGGCATCTAGTATGCTATTTACGCTTAAATCAGACATTAGTTGTCTCCTGTTGTTGGGTGTTGGCCTTAAGACGTATTAACACATCATCGTATATAGCAGGCATTTCTGGTTTCTCACCTCCGCTAAACTCAGCTTCCAGAGTAATTTCCGTCTCTTCAATATAGTCGAGAACTCCTTTAAGAAATTCTTTGTCAGATGTTGTTTCTGCTTTCTGCGCCGCTTCCCAGCACTCTTTTAATAAGTCTTCGTAGCTGTCATAGCCACCGTCTAATGAGGCAAACCATTGGTCAAAGGTCATGGCTTAATCTCCAGTCGAGCCGCAGCGCGTAGTTCTTTAATGTTGTTAGGCATAACCTCGCCACTATCTGCTTGCCTTAGCACCATCCAGTCTGTTGAGGCTAGGTAGGCTTGGGCTTTTGCGTTAGCTTGGCTTTGGAGTTCTGTTGCTGAAGGTTGCGGGACATCGGCTTCAATGTTTAGAGTTTCACCGTCCTTAACAATAGGTTGGTAAAAGTCCTCGTTTGGGCCGAAGCAGGTAGCTTCACCCTGAGCGTTGCGGATTACTTTGTAGGTCATGCTGTGTACTCCGTAATTGTGATTGAGGAGGCGACAACTCCACCGCCCCGCCTATTACCGTTAGCTCCGTTAAATGTGGTTGTACCCGCCGCATTTCCGCCTATTCGAACTTTAAATGTTAACAAGGCTGTGCTTGTAGATGTAAATTTGTGTGTGTAATTCATAAAATAGGGGGCAGTCGAGGCGAAGGCGTAATTTCCCATTGATGCTATTGCGTCAGCGCCAGAGTCTATAAACAGAGCGCTACTCATATCGTTTGAAGCGCTATTGCTATACATAACTACAACACTAATTAGTAAAATGTTGCCAGAGGCTGTTGGGGTAAATTCCTGCGACATATACTGGTCGCCTTCAGAGCTTTGTGGAATTGAGTCATCCCAAGGGATTCTTCCAGTCCCAGTAGCCAAAGCGCCAGTCTGGAAATTAACCACCTGAATTACATTACCACTACGTTGCAACGTATCTACCGTACCACTCTCATCAGGCAACGTGAGCACTCGGTCAACATTGCTGTTTGGGCTGGCTACTGTAAAAACACCTGTGCCGGAGGCGTTGCCGATTATCGCTACTTTACTCATTGTTGTTCTCCATCTTTGTCGCGGCAGCAGCTTGTGCAGCCTCGTAAGCGGCGATAACTTCAGCAGTCCATGCGGTATTGCAAATAGCTGCTACGTTGGCTGGTACGCCTGTCATGTCTTGTCCTGGTGTAAGGCTTGAACGGTGGTAGGTCTGCGTCAGTTGAACGCCGTCCTCCATGATGCGAGTTGCTTCGCGGTACAGCACAGCGCCATTCTCAGTTACTGTGATTTGGTCAACTACTGTTTGTTTTGTGATTGGCATGATATTTTCCTTTTAATTTGTTTGATATACAAAACTGCCAATAAATCGTGCTGAGGCTGGGTTCGCAAGTGTAGAGCCGCCGTTGTAGATATCGGCAACTGACGACTCAGAAGCGATTAGTATTGTCCTAAGCGAGCCTGAGCTGCTATAGCAAAATGCACCACCTGCATGAGTCGATAGATTTAAAAACGGAAGATTTGTCATCCTTGTAGTTGTACTTGAAGTCCAAGTCACATCAAAGGTAATAGTGACGATGCTTCCAACTTTTCGGTAGTAGGCAGGGGTTGAAGTAGTTAAAGCGGCTCCAACCGCGTCTTTTGGAGTCCAAGTCCCCTCCTCATAGTCATCCAGCGTGTTGGCGTTGGCTGATGCTGATTGGGTTGCAGGAAAAACAACCTGTCCTGTGGAGCCTAAGTCAAGCGCCTGAGTCAAAGCCCCTAACGTGCTGGTTGTGCTGGTAATATCCGGCGTTGTAATGCCAGTTGTGCCGTTTAATATAATTGCCATATAAACCTTAACTAATAACCCAGCGTGAGCCGGTGGGGACGGTAACAGACACGCCGCTGTTAACTGTAATAGGCCCAGCGCTCATGGCGTTCTTGTTGGTGGTGATGGTGTAGTCCGCAGTCACTTCTTGGCCGTTTTCAACAAAGACCTCATCGCCGCCTGCGCCAGTTGCGCCACCACCAACAGACCCCCAAGTAGTGCCGTTGTAAACTTCTGGCTTTGATACGCTGGTGTTAAATCGCAAAAACCCCGTTGATGGCGAACCATCGCGTTGTCCCGTGGTTCCTGTTGGCAAACGACTAGAGCCGGTTGCTGCCGTAATAACTTCTAGGTTTATTTTTGCCTGCGCCGCTGTAGATGCGCCCGTTCCACCTTCGGCTAGTGCAATGCTAAACGTGCCGCCCGTTTGGTCAATCGTGGCCAGTGTTATCCAAGCGTCGTTGTCAGCATTGCGTTGCTTTAAAACGCTTGGGTTTGCAGATGTATCAACCCACCATTGATGGGCAAACATAGCGCCAGGCTCTGTTGCGCCTGCGTTGTTGCTCGCCAATGCTGGCAGAGCGTTGTTTAAATCCTCACGAAAAGCAGGGAAACCCTGGTTCGCGATGTTCATATCGTGCTGTGACATTAGCTTAACTCCACTCCGTAGCCTTTTGCTACATAATCAAAACTGCGGCTGACAGCCGTACCAGATGAATTTTTAAAGGTTATTGTAAACCCCGAGCGAGACTTTGAGGCGATTTCGTAGTAGTCGCCTGTCTGCATATCCTGTGCGCCAATGCCGATTGCCGGTGTTTCCCTAAAGCCTTGTGCAAAAGTTACGACCTTTGCGCCAGCACCAGACACAATATCATTCCCAGATACAGTGCGGTCAGTCATATCTACACTAACGCTCAACTGGGTAACTTTTGGCGTGGCCTGCTCATCCGTTGTGCTTAACTTAGCTCTAAACTGAATGGCGCGAGCCCTTATGTCAGTAACTGCGAACGATTGCCAGTCCGACCATGTAGGCGTGCCGCTTGGGTTGTCCTGAGTATGCCTCGCCTCTATTTGTACGTCTGTATCATCAAAAGCGTTTACATCGCCTTCAAAGTCGCCTTGACGGCCATCAAACAAACCTTCAGCCGAATCAAACAATACAACATAGTCTAAGCGTATGTGTTCGACATAGGCTGTGCAACGTGATATGTAAATTGCGCCCAAGTCAATGTCAGTTGCAAAGTAGTAGTATCCAAACGCATCTACGTTACCAGAGCCGCCATCAAATAAACCACTCGCATCATCAAAATTGCCTGATACACCGTCAAACAACAGGCTAGTGTTTAAAACCAAAGAATTTTCGTCATCAAGCTCTACTATGTCGTCAAACGTGCCGTTGAAATCTGGCGCTTCGTTTATGGTCTGCACAAAGTTAAGAGACTCAACCGCTGCAATGTTTGTGTCTAAAGCAATACTTGTTGGAGTGATGGATGCCAAGCCTAGCTTATCTACAGCTTTGACAAAGTAAGTTCCGTTTCGTGCTGGCACAAATACAGACGTTGCTGGTCGAGATACCTTGGGAACAAGAGACACCGAGTTCTCATAATTACTACCGTTCTCAGGTGACGCATAACGCACGCGATAATACGACAAGTCAAGGTCTGGGACAGCGTTCCAAGTCAGCAAATATTGATTGCCAATCAGGTTGCCGGTTAACCCTGTAACGTTTTCAGGAGGCGCAGTCTTGCCGATAACCTCGTGGTCATCAATAGTCCAATCAGAGCGAACGCCAAAAACGTTGATTGCCCTGGCTCTTACGTTGTAAATAGCCCCATCAATAACGTTTGCAAGCTGGAATATATTTCCAGAGGCTTGGCCTAAGTTTAAAAAATCGTCAGAAGTAGAAGGTTTGGCTTGAACCTCGAATCTATCTTCAAACACGTCGCTACCTGTTACCGTAACCACTAGCTGTGTAATGATAGTTTCGGCGCTAATAGCTAAAGTGTCTGTAATGCTTATACCCACTGGTTCAGACACAAAGCCACTTGGCAGGTTTGTGTTTGGTGCGGGGTCGTATGCCTGTTCTTCGCTGGTAGACCAATCGTAGACGTCAGTAGAGACTTCGCGCAAATCAATGTCAACGCCAACAGTCTCGCCAAAAGCAATGTTTGCACTTACAACCTCAAAAGGTTTGCTTGACCAACCCATCCGCGTGTTGTTGATTTGCACAATGTCACCGACGTTAGCCTTCATACCAACCAGCTTCATTGGCATTGCAACCGTGATTTGCTGTCTTGCCCTTAATAGCTCTATCTTGGCCAAACGCTGCGCCATGCTTGCAGAGGTGGTAAACGGCAACTCAATTGACTTTAGGTTTTCTTCGCCGTTGTCTTTGGCAACAAAAGCAGCAGATGTTATGGGTGGAAAGTCGCTGAGTATGTAGTTATCGTCTACAGAGGCAAAGACGCCCTTAACCCCATTAAATGACTCTCTGCGCGATACTAGGGACTGCACCTTGATGCCGCCACGCAAGTCGCCTTCATCAAATGTCAATGTTGGCGTGTAGTACGCACCTGCCAAAATGCGCCAAACGCCGCCAGACCAAATGCATCGACCTGCCATTGCAAAAACCATTTGGTTAATAATGTCCTCTGGCTGGCTTGATGTGGCAAAAGAGCCATGCATCTCGTAGCGGTTTTCCGTGCCGCCACCCACCTTAGTTACATCTTCGTCGCAAATGTTGGCCGCCGCAATCAAGGCTTCTTGTTCTATTTCATCCCAGTAAATGGCAGCCATGCCGTACTTGTTATTGGTTAAGTAATCGGTCACGCACAAGGCTGGGTTTGCAGACCAGACCGTTGTCTCTGTGCGCGGGTCGTAAACCTTTTTGCCACGAACAACAACAGACAGGTTTGGCACTCCGTTAATAAATACGTTTTGGTCGTACTCAAGGCGCATATAAACCAAAGACCGACCACGCACTCGATGGTTGTTAGTCCATTTGCCGTCAGACTCTGCAACCAAGTCATTAAAAGCGGTTTGGTCATCAGTGCCGAGCTTGAATTGAATACGCGCCCTGTCTTTGTATTGGCCTCCTTGTACGTTGCCAGAACCATCAATGCCGACCTCTACGTCGTTGAAATAGAATTTTTCAACCTCGTCTATTTCATGACCCGCTATGGCAACAACAACGTGTAAGTATTTGTTTGCGTTGGTTGATTCCATGTAAAGAATCGTGCCACCTATGCGGGTTCTGCCATAAATAACGTTGTGTGGCGCTATTGGCTGGCGCGATGTTACGGTTTTGTCTTGCTGGGTAATGGATGCGCCTGTTGGCGTTTTGGCCATTGCTTTAGAAACAGCGCCTAGCACCAGGGTTGATACAAAGGTAGTTGCGAAGTAAGCACCAGCCGTACCAGTAGCGAAACCGGCAATAGCGCCTGCTCCCGCAATAAGTCCAGGCGCGACCAACATACCAACGCCGGTGGCGACTGCCGCAACAATTACCGCTGCTTTTACTGCCTTTGCCATTTATACGCTCCAAGCCTTTAATGCATGACTCATCGGCAACAACACCAAACCATCGTCAGACACTGCCGCTATTTTATCGCCATTGCAGATACCAAGCGACACTTCTTGCTCGGACATAAACGAAACTACATCGCCACGCCTTGCCATTTTTCTTTGTTTTGGCTCTCCAAGCGCATTGGTTGCTATGGCCTCAACGCCACCTGCCTTTAAAAGCCTTGAGGCGGCTCCTCGCTTGGTTTTATAGCCTCGGTAGGCTACCCCATGGTCAACGCCTGTAATTGCCTCTACGACGCTCACAGCGAACATACAACAATCGTTAGTACCCCAATCAAAAGGTTGCGCGTTTTCAATCCTGTTTTGCAGGATGCGCTCCCACCCTTCTATCCTCATGCCCGACCCCAGGTTAGGGTAACTTCTTTCATGGCTGGCACATATTCACAGCCAAGGTCGTTTGGGTACTCGTGCTGCTGTTCTTCGTTTGTGTAACGGCTTTCGCGTGGGCGTTGCAAGTTTATTAAGCGCGACTCGTATGTGATGCTGACAACAGAGGTCTCACCCTCCTCGGCAATGGCTGGAATGTCCAGCTTGCCCTCAAACATCATGTAGGGGTCTGCAATCAGCGCGTTATTTACGTCCATAAATCCGATAAAGACTTTGCCAGACTTGCCTTGCTCTGATTCGTTCAGCACCAATGATATAAATTCAGACGGAATGCCGGTCAATGAAACCGTTATGCCGTTGGCCTGCACCTCTGCTGTCTCCTGAACTGCTGAGACGCTACCTAGCGAGCCAACTCCAGTCCACACGTTGCCGCCATAGGACAAATCGCCATAGCCTGACCAAATTCTTACGTAGCCAGAAGAAAACAAGCCTTCGAATAGCAGTATTGGAGCAACTTCTGTTTGTTCAATGGCTGTCTGTACGCCTGCTGTAATGTTTCTCATAATGCCTCAATACAGGCAAAGGTCATGCCGTAGATGCTGGCGTTGTCAATTGCGTAGTCCGTCTCATTGCTGGCCAAGCGCCACCGCCCTTTGGGGCTGCTGATTGTGATTGCCGCATTGTCATCAGGCGATGAACGTAGGTTGGGGAATATGTTTAGAGTGGCATTTCCTGATGCATCGCTGGTTACATCGTCCAAAACCTTGTGCAATGTAGAGGTAGATGCAGAGCCTAGCTGTATCCAATCACCGGCTTTCAGTATGCCCGTTGTGCTTACAGTCCAGCCATCAGTGACCAATTCATCACCCGCCTGGCTTGCACCGTTTACAAGTGGCGTTCCAGTACCAATGCCTCTGGGCGCCGTGCTTAGAAAGTCGCCCATCAAGAAAGTGCCATATTGACCATTCATCTTGATAAGAAACGAAACTACCTGCTCGGCCTCGTCTCGCTTCATTGGTGGCAGGCTCACCTCCGCCTCCCACCATTGACCTTGGTGCTTGTAGACTTGCTGTTGCCCAGTAAATGGTGACGAGCTAACGCCAACTACGGTTTTAGCCCGAATGTTTATTGAGCTAACGCCAATTGAGGCTGGGAAAGTGACTGGATAAGAGATTGCCATATTTACCTCATCGCAGCGCTAAATGAGCCACCGCGTAATCTTGCCTCTGCAACTGCTGATTTAGCAGCGTTTGAGATTTGAGGCATTAGGGTCATTATCTCAGCGCGAACGGTTTGTTGTACGCCGGTGCTTACATTTATGTTTTGCACCACGGTTACGCCACCGCCACCCATAGCGTTGTTTGGAACAATTGAGCCGCTGGCTGATGGTATGAACAACTCTGGCCCACGCTCGCCGACAAGGTGTGTCCTGCCTGACTGAACCGAGCCACCGATTGCGCTAGGAATTGCCGGAGCCGATGCGCCACCAAACATACCGCTTATTGCACCGCTTAAAGCACCCGCCAAAGGTGCTGTAATGCTTTGCTGAATCACCATGCGAATCATATCGTTGATGATGTTGTTTGCCATGTCTCGGAACGCTTCAGACGCGCTCTTTGTGCCATTTATAAGGCCGACCAAGCCGTCCTCTAACTTCATAAGTCCACCAAGGGCTATGTCCTGCATTGAGTCCTCAACGGTCTTGATGCCATCTGCAAACTGCTCTAAAGGCGTTTTCATTGCCTCTACAGTTTCGCGAATGGCAATCATCTCAGCGCCACCAACGTTATCACGCAACTTTTTAGCCTCTGCGTAAGAGTTCCTAAAAGCCTGGCCACTTTCGTTGGCAGCATCGCGCAGTCGGTACATCTCAGCAATACCTTTGCGGGCGCGGGTTTCCTCAACCGTCATGAGGTTAGCTAACTCTGCACGTTGAGATGCTAATTGTTTGGCATAGTCTGCTGCGGCTTTAACTGCCCCGCTGTCTTGCGTGGATGGCAAGGCTTTTACTGGGCTTTTGATTATCCTTGGGTCTGCAAATCCCATACCCCTGCTAGAAGTTCTCTCTGACATCAATAAGATGTTTATCT